ACCTCCCATACTGGCTGTTGAGCCTTAATATCCACTTCGTTAATGGCGTCACGCAGGAAATTCCAGATGTCGAGCCAGTCGCGATTCCAGTGCTTGGGTTCAATGACGATTCCGTACAGCTTCATCATGCTGTCGGACACCTTGGCAGGCCCCCACGCATCTCCACCATTTGCCTCGGCCTTGTACGACTGAAGCGCACAGGTGATCAGGCAGTTCACCTTGGCGGCCTTGGCCTCGGTCAGCGTGCTGAAGTCAGTGTCGGACCAGATCAGCTTTTCGGCATTGAGCATGTGCACGACGGTCATGCATGGGTGATACAGGTAGTGCCCCAACTGCTGTACCTGGAACGGTAGGGACTCAATGGCCCGCTGCACTTTCCCCATGGTGATCAGGTGTGCGGTACGATGCGTAGAGCGGCCGATTGGCGCACGGCGCGTTTCGGCGATGCTGATCTTCTGGCGTACAGCCTTGATGCGCTCCTCCTTGTCCTCTCCTACAGCTGCAAAGACTATCTCCCGAAGTGCAGCCTTCTCTTTCCTGATGACGGTTGCGGACTTGGCTCGCTCAACCGCTGCTGCGCTGATCGAGGCGTTTGATTCGTGCTGCGCATCCGTCCACGCTTGACGTGCGTTGATCAACTTCATACTGCGTCCCCTCAATCCCCGGTGTAGTTCGATCCGCCGGCACCGCGACGGTTGTTTTGTTCGTACTGCTCGTGCGCGCCGCCCTGGGCATGACGAGCACGGTTCAATTCGGCGGCCATGTTGCGCAGCTTCATGTTCAGCTGCGGCACCAGGTCTTCGAGCGGCAAAGCATCACCGGTCGCCTGACAGACCCAGCCCGATGCGTGACAGTTGGCGCAGTCGAGTTGATGAAACACGCCGCTGATAGCGCCAGTGCCACGGCAGGCGGCGCACGGCATCAGCGGCTTCAGCTCCTTGCGAAAGGCAGGGCCATGGCTCTTCTTCATTTGCTGGCCTCCATCAACTGCTTGTGCACGGCATCGATATTCAGATCCCCGCCATCGTTGCTCGATGACACGCGCAGCTCTTGACCAGATGTCATCATCAGCACCAAAACCCGGCGGCCGCCAATTTCTCTGTTGATCTGCATCGAGCTGATGTCTCCTGGCTGGACCGCCAACTTGTTGCGAGGATCAACTAAAATCATCATTTGAAACCTCGCCTATGGTTGATTCTTGAATGGGGTCGCAGCCCTTATCAGCCGTGGCCTCTAGCGATTTATCGGAATCCCCAGATCTAAAGCCGGTCAATCCAAGAATGATGCTTAGGCCCTTGCCGTCTAGATAGCCGTGCCACTTCTCCAGCGCGTCACGCTTGCGCGCCATGACGTCCGACTGGATGTAAACCTTCACGTTGTGGCCCATGGCGTGGTTGATCAGCAGCTCGCCGATCAGATGGTCAATGCCGATATCTGCCCAGCCGGTTCGGGCGAGCTTGCGCAGGTCGTGACTGGTCCACTCGCCCTGCCCCAGCCTGGTGAACACTGCACTGGCCTGGCTCTCGCTCAACGGCTTGCCTCGACGCCCAGGGAACAGGAATGGCCCGGTATACCCGCGAGCCATCTGCACTTCGCGGTAACGCATCAGCAGGTGTCGGACCTGATCGGTCAGTGGCAGGTAATGCTCGACGCGGGTCTTCGTGTCTGCTGCCGGAAGGAACCACACGCGCTCGGCCAAGCTGACATGGTCCCAGCGTGCCTGTCGGGTCTCGCCGATCCGAGTGCCATGGCAGAGCATCATCAGCGCCAGCATGGCGTCATTCATCAAGGGGAACATGTCACGCAGCAGCAGGCTCAGCAGTTCCTCGATATGTACGCCCCGCAACCGCGACGGCTTGACGGTGACCTTGGCTTTCGAGAAGTCGCTGAACTTGATGCCGGCCAACGGGTTGCTCGCGATCAGCCCGAGTTTGTGAGCCTGCCGAAATGCCAGTGCCAACAGCTGGAAGACCAGTCGAACGTAATCAATCGAGAGCGTCTCTTGCAGCGGCCACATCAGCTCACGGTCTAGAAATGCCTTGTCGATGTCCGCCAGCGGCGCAGATCCGAGACGCGGGATCAGGTGGCACTTGATCGCGGACGCGGCGGTGTCCTTGCGCTTATCGGACAGGCTCCTGTCACGTGCCATCCGCTCGCCGTACCACTCCAGCAGCTCGCCAGCGGTCAGCCACTTGGAAAGGCTCGTACTGTCACCGGCATCCAGTCGCAGGCGTATGTCCGGCAGCGCGGCGACCACCTGCTTCACGGACAAGTCCGGATAGCTGCCGATCCGATTCCACTTGCCGCGCACCACCAGGAACCATGACGCCCGGGCACGCGCTTTGGCGAAGCGTAGGTACAGCCCGCGGTGCTCGTGATCCCGCAAGTCTCGGACTTCGCCGGCGGCCTGGCGCTTGATCTCGGCCTCGGTGATTTTTACTGCTGCTGTCGTCACGCGGCGACCCTCGTTGGCGGCTGGAGTAGGTAGGAGCGAATGGCCTCGAGCGCGTCGACTTGCCCGCGACATACAATCGCCAAATAGCCCTGTTCGATCAGCAGGTGCAGGTAGGCGTCCTGCTCCGGCGAAACATCCGCGTCGTACGGTGGCTCAGCCTTGAACTCGATGTACAAGCCGAAATAGCCCCCGCGTGCCATCGGCAGCACCAAGTCAGGCACGCCCGCGCGAACGCCCTGTTTCTTCAGCTCCATCGCGACTTTGACGTGCCGGTGTCCGCCGTTGGGGACGTGATAAATCAGCTTCGCGGCTTCCGGGTGATGGAGTTTCAACACCAGGATCAACGCGGCCTGCTCCAGCCCCTCCCGGTCGATCCGTGCCTTGCGAGGCTTCTTCGCCGTGAACGGCTTCATCTTGAGGGGCATCACGCGGCCACAACCCCTTCGCGGACTAGAATGGCCTGGGTTCGCATGACTCCCTCCGCGTGAAACAGGCGGACCTGATCAGGATCGGCGAGCTTTCCGCGCGAACGACCATCAACCCAGTCATGGCACGCCGAACACGCCCAAGCTCCCTGCAGGTCGTTTGGCTTGAGCCCGACACCGCAGGTTCCAGCAAGGCGGTAGTGAGCGAGCACGGTAGTTTCGGGGTTGCCATTGCATACACCCGGCACACGTATCTGACAGTCGCGCCCGCGCGCGGCCTTGGTCAGTTTGGTTTGCCTCATGTTGCTGGACCCTCTGCCACGATCGGATCGAGGGAGTGGTCGACAGTGACTTCGATTTTCCAGCTGTGATTGATACCCGTGCCGGTGTCTTCAGAGGAGTGGTAACCACGGAAACGTACGCTGCTGTCTTGGAGTGTCAGGCCGTATTGCTTGGCCAACATCTCACACAGTGCCGCGGTGACGTCTCGCTCGGAAACGGTTGCCGTGTACTTGGTGGTGTTCGTGCGCTCGGAATGCGCTTTCACAGTCCACCCCCGAACTGGAATTCCATCGGCGGCACCTGGTGCGAATAGGCGCACTGCATGAGTGAGCAGGCGCAACGGGCCACGCCGAACAGCGCGAGCAGGGTCTTCATGGGTAAGGCTCCCAGAGGTCAATCACTTCGTAGGTGGTCGGCCACTTGCCAGAGGCATAGGCCTTTGCGATTTCCTGATCTGCGAACAGGGCCTGCGGCTCTTCCGGATGGCTAGTGAGGTCGAGCTTGTAGGAGCCGCTGTACACCGCGAACCGGTAAGCGCAGCTGATTGGCATCGCAAGCATCGTGTTACGCATGGCTACCACCGGCACGCATGGCACGGATCTTCGAGATTGCGTCATTGCCAACATCGGGTGTGCGACGCGCTTCGGCCTTGGCCGGCAGTGCCAACGGCATCGCCTGAAGCGGCAAGCCCTCAACCATGCGCCGGATCGTGATCACGTAGTTGCGCTCGAACAGCTTCAGCGCCAGCGAGGTTTCCAGACGGTTTAATGGCTCGAATCCGCACTCTTTTGCCGTGTGCCAGACCGCGTTGTGGCTCCACTTTCCCTGCCCTGCCATGGATGGGTGAGCATTGCGGCAGGCTTCGCGGAATGCTTTCTCCAATGGCGGGATGCCCAGCATCTCCGGAGTCGGCTGGCACAGCTTGATGAACTTCCCCACGCTTGGCGCGAAGTCGGAGCCCAGCTTGCGGCACTGCTCGATGCCGAACCGGATCTGTTCAATCTTGGTGATTTTCTCGGCCATAAAGGCCTTGGTCCAAGTGGCCTTAGCGGCGCCAATTGCATCCTGGTCCGGCCATGCCTGCTTCCATGCCGGAAAGATCGCCATCAGTTCGCGGAAGAGAGCGTTGATCACCTGAACCGTACCGGCGTCGATCTTTGGCACGCCTGCTTCGGCGGTAGGCACGTTGGGCAATTGCCGCATGATGTTTGCCACTGACTGCATCACAAACCTCCGAGGTTTTCAGCCCAGCTGGTGTCGTCAAAGTCAGGGGTCTGCCCCTGTCCAGCGGCCTTCACGCGCTCACGCCTGACCCATTGGACCAGTCGGTAGCACCAGCCCGCTGCCGAATCCGCGGTGGTCGGTTTGGCGACGAAGAACCCCTTGAACGCCCGGATGGCTGCTTCAGGAACGGCGTCGGCAGGTAGACCAGCAATCGCGATCTGGTCGGACAGGGCTTTGGCATTCGGCTCCCAGCTCGGGAACATGGCGAAGCGTTGGTTCGGCGAAGGGCATTCGGCGGCGGCCCGGTCCTGAGCAGCAATCTCGTCAGCCAAATCAGGCTGCAGCTGCTCTTCGGTTTCCTGATGGTTAAGTGGTGTATTGGGTGCAGCTGCTGCACCCCGTTCTGCGTTTTCCTGCACCCCGTTCTGCTGTGAGCTGCACCCCGTGCGGTTATCTGCACCCCGTTCCTTACGGGGTGCAGCATTTGCACCCCGTTTAAGCTGGAGGTCGTACACCACTGGGCGGCGGTCGCGACGGTCGATGTAGGCCGCGGCGATTGCCTGATTGCCTTCGGTGATGAAGCCAGCCTTCTCCAACTCATCGAGTTTCAGGCGAACGGTGCGCTCGGAAAGACCAGTGTCTTCGGACAGAGTCAGTGCAGACGGGAATGCGCCACGGCCATCGCTACCGGCGTAGTTGGCCAGGCAAAGCAGTACATGACGGGCAGCAGGGTTTTCGAGGGAAGCCTTCGGCAGTGCGAGAGCCCATGACATTGCTTGAACGCTCACTGCGCGGCTCCAATGTTCTTTTCGGCCAGCAAGGCCAATCCTTTCGGGGTTACGAGGGGTTGAAACGCAGCGCGCTCAACGCCGGTTTCGGTGTCAGGCTTGAGGGCAGTCACCTTGTGCTTCAGGAAACCGGAGCGAATACGCGGCTCCATAGCGATCCAGCGAGTGGAACCACCACGGCGGTAAATCCAGCGGTTGGCCTGCAGCCAGTCGAAGAGCTTCGACGGCGGTACGCCCAATTGCTTGGCTGCGTCGGTGATGCAGATCGCGCCCTCGGCAGCAGCAAGGCGGCGTATGGCAGCGACCTTCGGAGCCTGCAACTCAATCACTCCGAGGAGTCGACTGTTTTCGCGGGCTTGGTCAGCAGCCAGTTGGAGCGCTTCGGCGTAGTTCGCGGGAATGCGCGGGGCGGCCTGCTCTTCCAATTCCTGCCAGCGGTCAACCAGGCGGGCGGTGAATTCGGGACTCAGCTGTGCGACGACAACGAAGCTGTCGCGCTTGCCGATCAGGTAGTGCTTCCCTGGACGGCCAACGCTGGCGGGGTATTCCTCAATCTGAGGAGAACTGATTACCCGGTCGCCCACCAACGTATCGATGGTGCGCTTTACGTTGTCGTGGCGCTTGCCCGTCAGCTCGGCGATCTCGCGGGACGACATCACCTGACGCGACAGGGTTTGCTGAACTGGGAAAACTGACGAATCAGGCGGGCTATTGCTCTGAGTGGTTGTGGTGTGCATAATCAGCCTCACAAGTGTTGTTGAAGAAGCCGGTCTAGCCACCGGCTTTTTTATTGCCTTGGATTCAGGCAGCCGCTTTCACCGAGGACTTGAGCAAAGCCAAAGCCTTTTCGGCGTGGTCGATCTCTTTCAAGATTCGCGCGCGCTCAACCTGGTCAACACGCCCGTCGGCCATGGCGGCGTGGGTCTCCACCGTCACCTCGGCAAACTCAAAGGCGGCACGGCTCAGTGCTTGGTGCACATCAATCGCGACTGGCGCTTCAGCCTTGACGATTGCGTAGCCAAACTCACCCGCCAAAGCCTCAAGCGGACGCATGTCGTTGGTGTGCAGCAACAGCGCATACAGGTGCTTCACGTTGAACCATGCGTTGTCGTAATTCGCATTGGCACGCTGGAGCAGGCTCACCGGTGGCATGTTCATCAAGGTGGCGAGATTCTTCGTGTCCGCGTCCTCGACAACTGCGTCACACGCCCTCAGAAAATCCTGCATTCCTAAAACCTCAGATTTGTTTATGTGGCTGCGTGCCATTACGCGTTGCAAAATGTTTCTACCGGATCAGCTGGCAACGGCCGAATGAGACTGTTCTTCTTTCGGATAAAGATCGGGACGCAGCTCGTGTCGGGTTACTTGGCCAGCGACGGCGCGCTCGAAAGGGATCACGAGATCCGCTGGAACGCGCTGATTGCGATGAACGCATTGCCAGATACGTGGCTGACTCGTGTTACAGCGGCGGGCTAGCTCTGCTTGACCACCGGCCAAACGAACCACTTTTTCGACGGGTCTTTCTTTCTTCGGCATGTTCGTGCCCCTATGAGTCATACACGGAATGATAACTCAAGTTATGAGCAAGGCAAACACATGTTATTTGAGTACCGATAACCTGTGTTTTACCCTTCGGGGCATGAATACGAAGCTCGAAACGCTCAAAGATCGAATACTGGGTAGGCGGACGGAACTGCAACTGAGTCAGGCGCAGCTGGCCGAGCGCGCGGGCGTCAGCCAAGTAACAATCCAACACCTTGAAAGCGGCCGGAATGCCACCTCTAAGAAGATGGTGGATATAGGTCGCGCCTTAGGCGTGACGGCGGAATGGTTGACGACGGGCGAGAATGGCCGAGCACACCACTCGAAACCTGCGGCTGACCAATCCAACGTTGAGCCCGGCCCCCCCATCACCACAGCCGCTCGAAAGATCGACATCATGGGCACTGCCCAGATGGGCCCGGACGGTCATTGGGTGGGACTTGAGGACGCCGGCGGCTGGGTTGAGACTTGGTCTCGCGATGCCGATGCCTACGCCCTACTCCTTCGCGGAGACTCGATGGCGCCAGCGATCCGGAGCGGCTGGGTTGCCGTGTGCGAGCCAAATCACAGGCTCGTGCCAGGTGAGTACGTGATGGTCACGACAGTCGATGAGCAGAGCATGGTCAAGGAGCTGTTGTTTCAGAACGATGAGGGCGTGAGCCTGATGTCGATCAACTCTGCTTACGATCGGGTGACGATCCCCTGGACTCAGATACAGACCATCCACTACGTAGGCGCCATCTTAGGCCCTAGCAAAGTTCTCGGGCGGATATGAAGCACTGAATTACCTCGCCGCCCGAGTCCAATCAAATGCAATGGAAAGCAATACCCAATGAAAAGCTATGTTGTGGTGAACAGCCCGGAGTCATTTCTTGAGGCTCTGGCTGGGGTGGCTGACGAGACTACCGCCCTCCCTCGATTCAAAGACTGGCCTATTTTTGATGTAGCCATAGAAGGCGAGAGATACCACAGCACGATGACGCCCAGACTGATGGAGGGTTTCATCGAGTTTCACTCTCAGCTGCTGCGCGCGTACGCGGAGGTTCGTTACGGCACCCCTTCGCTCGGAAAGCTTACCAATCTTGAAAAGGCCGAGCTGGATCTGATATTTCAGATATCCTCGGGATGCACCGAAGGAAAGGGCCCTCTAGATGACATTCTCAACAAGCTTTTCAGTGTGCTGCCCATGAACAAGCTGTCTGGGGCTCAGATCGCCTCCCTGCTGATCGTGGTAGTACTATCCGCGGCTGGATTCTACGCGTTCAAAGAGTGGCTTGCGTATGACCTCGAAAAACACCGGATGAGTGCGTCACAGACGGTAGGAGACACCAACGCCAAGCTGGTCGCAAAACTTGTAGAGGCTCTGGCTGATAAAGATTTGCCGGAGGAGGGCCACCGGATTCGCGCTCGCTCTGTAGAAGGCTACAGAGCCATAGCTCGGGGCGCCCCTGATGCTGACGGAATGGATATTCAAGGCGAGCACTACGACGCGCAAGACCTCCAGCGAGTTCGCGATAATGAGCCTGCCGACAGGTTCCGCGCTCACCGCACCGACTACGTTCAGATCGATATGATCAAGCGGACGAAGAATAGCCTTTCGCTTACGCTCCGGCTTGCAGACCATGAGTATGCCTTTCCGGGGAAAGTCGATCTCAGCACCTTCGCACCCCAAGATGTCAAAACCCTGTTCGACTCCATGCGAGATTCAAAGTCAATCAGAGTCCAGCAGTTTTCGGTGATTGAGTCCGATGAAATAGTCAGCACCATAATCCTAGCTGTAGTGCCGTGAGGAGATCATCAGCGGCCAATTCAGCCCGCCAAGCGCGGGCTTTTTTTCGTCCCTGAAATGGACCTGCTTGAAAACTTTACACATTTGCTCTCGCAGCGATGGATGCCTCAGGTGAGGCGCTAATTGAACCGTAGAAATGTGCGCGAAAACTTGTCAGGTGACTTATTCATCCAAATTGTTACTGTATGCATATACAGCTATCGAGGAGGATCACATGGCTAAGGCAAACTCTATTCCCCCAGCAGCACAGACCACTTACGGCATGCTCGGCATGCGCGTGCAGGCGATCATCAATTCTCCAACGGCGCAGAAGGCGAAGGCCGCGCTGCTTGAGCGATTACCTACAGACAGGCCTGAGGACTGGGATCAGCTGTTGGACGAGATTGCCGAGAATGACCATGTGACCATTGCTCACCGTGACGACGGTCATGTTCAGGTCTTCTGGACCGTACCGAAGGAAGACTGAAAATTCGAATCCCTCTTTGCCCGCTACGTGCGGGCTTTTTTTCGCCTCCTCAAAAATAAATAACCTTGGTTATTGACACAAAACAAACCTAGGTTATGATCAATTCCATAACTTGAGTTATCAGAACCCAAGCAAGCGGTACCGCTCTTTAAAAATCAGACGTGACCACCGCGACGTACCCAATGGGTAGGAAAAAGCTAAACCGTCGCCCACGCAGCCTCTGGATAGCTGCCGGGCTCGCCACATTGCGAGCACGCCACACCATGCAAGCCAGCCAGGAAGAACACCGAACACGAAATGTGTGACCAGGCCAGAGATATGAATCCGGCGATGCGCATGGAACGGAACAAACACCATAGGAGGAAACAGGCAATGCCCCAGTAAGACCAGCCGGGAAACGGACCGGCAACCCACGACGAACTGCCCACCCCAACGGGCCGCCGAGCTGCAGTTGGCAGTCGTGTAGCGAACACCTAACCCCATGACCACGAAGCTGAAGCCGAAATACGCAACGTGAACAGGGAAGCTCAAGGCCGAACAAATCGGAGCGCGAAGCCATCGGCGGCGTAGCGCGAACAGGTTTCACTGGCTGGCCTTGGATGCTCAGGGCCAGACGGGAAATCAACTGGAGGAAGTGGGATGAACGTCTCTGTATTTGAAGCAAGCAATGAGGTTGTCAACGAGGCCGCTTCGTCCTGCGCCGGGCTGCTGGAGAAATGGTTCGGCGGTGTCGATGAGGCGATTGCTGCGCTCGAAGCTGATCCTGCTGACTTGGCTGATCTTGTGATGCGCAGCCACCTCAAACAGCGCCACGCGATGGCGGTCAGCGCGCACATGAACATTCAGGCATTCAGCCGCGAGATTCTTGCGCAGATCTGAGGATTTCACTGGCAGCCCTTCTCGCGAGGGGCTGACGGGAAATCAACCGGAGTCAGCAGCATGCAAATCAACCAGAAAAAAACAGTCCAGGTCGACGTGACCTTGCTGAAGTTGCACCTCAAGGTCAGCGACCGCTTCACCGCCGGGCTGATCGACGCTCAGGGCGACGAAGTCGGAAGCTTTGAAGGTTACGTACCCGACTTCTTTCCCGGCGATCACTACGGCGACTACGTGATGCTGGATATCGATCTGGAAACGGGCCAGATCAAGAACTGGAAGAAGCCCTCGGCGGCAGACATCGAAAAGATGCTCGATGCGGAAGAAGAAGACTGAGCCATCCTCCTGCGCATTCACAGAGTGCGCAGCGGGATGCGGAAGATCGCATCACCGTTGGAAGGCAATCGTGCCAGGCCAATGATCTTTATCGTCAGGAGTAGTAACCATGACTGTAAACATCAGCAATCTTACGATCGCAACGCCGGTAGCAACATCCGCGACCAACCCGGTTGCACTTGAGCTCAACGGAGCTCAGGCCATTGCGCAGTTCCCCAGCGTTGTGACGGTCCTCCCGGACGGCTCGCTGCAACTGTCCGCGCCGACAAAGGGCGCTTCCAGCAAAAGCACACACCGAACCCGGTGCGAATGGAAAGAGTCGATCTACTGGTCGCTCGCCAGTGCTTCCGAACACATCAACTATCAAGAGATGACCGTGACAAAGGTCAACTCTGCTCAGAAGGTCGTCATCTCGCAGATGCATGTGAAGAACGACGACAGCCCTGCCATCAAGGTGTTCTGGCAAAAAGGGAACATCACGATGGGCTTCCGCCAGAGCTTCAACCAGACAGACCCGGTCAACTCGACGGTGCTCAAGGGCGTGCCGCTCGGCGCGAAGTTCAAAGTAACTATCCGAGTCACGTCGTCCGGTGTGGCGCGCGTGACTGTGGAATACAACGGCAACATCGGTACATCGGGCGATCTGCAGCTCGATGCCTCCTGGAACTCGCAGGTGTTTGACTTCCACGGCGGCGTCTACAACCAGATCGATTTCACTGACGCCACCCCGGCGGAAGAAGGCTCGATCTGCATCATTAGCGATCTTGTGATCACCCACGCCTAACCAGCTGACAGCCGGGAAAGACCGGCACCCTCGTCCCGTCCGCATCGGCAGATGCCAGGCCTGTCGTCGTTGGCAGGGTTTGGTCACCCGTGCCTGGCATCTGACCAATGCGGAAGAACATCCCGGCAAGGCGCCGGCCACCTGCATTCACCCGCGCGAAGGGTGGCACCGAATAGTCGCATAGCCCAATCAGGTGCAACGAACTCGATACCGGCGAGCGCCCGCCATCATCCGGCGCGCACAACACGGAGGATTTGCAGCCATGTAAACGACAGCTACCGGGCCCTGCCACATGCAGCGCCAGGCGAATGGTTCACGTACGGAGGCGTACTGAACCTTGGATGAAAAAAAAGCCCGGTTTCGACTGGGCTTTTTTTCACACGGCGCTTACCCGCCAGCACTCTCCCCTGCGCCCAACGGCTAATAGCAGGCGGTCAGAGTGCTGACGAGTACACGCAAAGCCACCAGAGGACACGCAATGCACAAGGCATTTCAAGATCGCATCGTTGAGCTGGGGGTTTTGCTCCAGCGTTCAAGCGCCGCACGCGGCGAGTTCAGCAAGCGCACCGATCGGGCGATGCCCGGCAGCAAGGTAAGGTTTCAGGTGCTGAGCAGGGCGCGCAACTCGTATCAGGTCGTAGAGCTGAGCACCCAGGCAATTCGCGGCGGTTTCAGCAACTGGCGGGAAGCGGTCAACTTCGCCAAGCACCTGGAATCGCAGCCCGTTTTGAGGGTGGTGCAATGATCGGCGAAAGCGTGCCAGACCAGCACAAACAGGTCATCGCGCATCTGTCGGCCCAGATCGAGCACTACCTCGCGACCGGTCACCGCATCGAACTGGTCCCGGCAGGTAAAAGTGGCGAGATCCCGTTCACTGCGATCGGCAACCACCCGAAAAACCTCAAGGCGCGGCGCGACAAGCACGAGCCTCGCGTTCGTGAGCTGGCCGCCGCGGGCAACACCGCATCGGCCATCGCCACCGCCGTAGGAATTGACAGCCGGACCGTTCGGCGCATCGCCAAAGAACACAGCATCACCCTGGCCGAACCCACCTGATGCGCAAGATCAACAACCGCGTGCACCAGCGTCGCCGGCAAGCCTGGCTGGACTTGCCAGCGTATCAGTTCGGAGAACCACCCAATGGAAAAGACAGCAGCCGCGAAACACTCGGCGGCGTATCGCGAACGGCAGAACGCTGCAAAGGCGAGGCTGGGAATCGAAACGCAGAAAATCGAAATGTCAGCTGGCACCAGATCGGGTATGAACACCGCCATGAAGGACCACGGCTACAGCCAGATTCAGGAGCTGTGGCAAGACCTGGCGCTGTCGTTCCTTGCGTCTCCACGTGAAGAACAGGCGCGGCGATTGAGAAAGCCTGACACGTCAATTTTCGTATTTACACCACGGCTAGCGCGTCAGTTGAAAGAACTGGGAATGTTGGAGCCTGATCCAGATGCAGACGAAGAATGAACTGACTACAGTGCAGGCTGAAACGCTGGCCTTCATCGCGGCGTACCGCAAGAAGAACGGCTACTCGCCGACCGTTGCCGAGATGGCGAAGGCTGCCCAAGTGAACGGGAATGCAATCTCTGACCGCATCACATCGATGATAAAGAAAGGCGCGATCACCAAAACACCTGGTATCGCGCGCAGCATTCGACCTGCTACGTGGGCGTCACATTTAGCTTTTGATGTGCCCCCTGAATGACATCTGAGCGAAGCGTGTAAGTTTTGAAAATCTCGCTCCAAATCGCCTTGTCTTTGTGACCAATATGGATGAAGGAAGGCTCATCGCCCTCTAATACCGAAACCGTCTTGCCATCGCAGATAAAATACACACGCTCAGGAATTATCAAGGCGATTCGGTATTCTGCCTCTACAGAAAATGCTTCTTCTTTGTAAAAGATAAGCGCCTCCTCAAGCGGTGGATTCTCCTTCATCACGTTCGGGTAGTAAGTCACATTGCGATGCGCAACTCGTATTGGAATGCGCTTCGCAATATGGTTTTCGAGAAACTCTATCAAAACGTCTGTCTGGACAGCGATGCACACATCAGCGTCGAAACGAGCGTACATTTCCAAATCATTTTGTTTTTCGCTCAGGCAAAGGCAGTAGCAGCGTGGAACGCTTAACTCAACGGTAGGATGGTCGCTCATGTCCTTGGAGTCTATAACGTGCCCGTTTATTTCAATCGTGAAGCACTCTTTGTCAAGCGTGAAAATGCGCCGGGACTCGTTATCCCGTACATTTTTGTTTTCCATGGTTTTGTAATGGATGATGTCGCAAAACCTAACACCTCGATTCTCAGGGACATTTGCACCGCCGTCTAAAAAAATGCCGAGATGTTGCATCTTCCCGTACAAATACTTGATCGACATTCACAGTCCCCTGATCTGGCCTCACGCCGGCCCCTGTAATACCCCAACCCAAACCAAAACGCTACCACCGGTCACGGAGGCCGACGCCCCAATTGGGAATTGGCCGAAGCACCCGCGACGGTGGTCAATTTCCAGATTAGAACAAGGGCACTCCAGCGGCGATCGCAGAAGCGATATTCGAGACAATGCTGGTGACTTTTACCCCATCGTTTAACCATCGCCCCAGATTGGAATCCTCTAACGTTTTCTTTACTGCGTTCTCAGTAAGATCGCCTTGGGCCTTGAGTGCCGTGAAGAACTGAACGACAGCCTGTGGGGGCGCGTCGGCCGGTATTCCTACCTTGTTCCAGTTCGACGTATCAATAACGGATACGCCCACGCCAACATCCTGCATCTTGTTCTTTTTTACAGAAATGTCGACATCGCTGGAAACCCCCAATTGCACACCGATTCCAGCTCTATTGATTTCGTTCTCATCGATATTGATTGGCATTGGAACTCCTTGACCCGGCCCCATGCCGGTCACCACGTATAGCCCACCACCAACCTATTCGCCACCGAACTTTCGGAGGCTAGATCCTGCATGGAGATAACACATGAAGGTCGCAACCGACGTGATGGCGCTGCTGAGCGCGTCCCGCACCGAAGGTAACAAGCTGTTCATCACCGGCGGCCAGCTTGAGCGCGGGCTTTATTCCCGCTTGGACAAAACATTGAAAGCCGCCGGCGGCAAGTGGAACACGAAGGCGAAAGCACATCTGTTTCACGGCGACGCGGCAGAATCTATCGAGAACATCATCATGACCGGCGAGGTCACGGTGCCCCAGGACTTCGGTTATTTCCCGACGCCGCCAGCAGTTGTGGCTAAGTTGATTGATCTCGCTCAAGTCGGTGTTGGAATGTTTGCTCTTGAACCGTCGGCCGGTCGCGGCGCGATTGCTGAGGCCTTGATCCTTGAGGGCGTTGACGTTGACTGCATCGAGCTCCTGCCAGAAAACGCCAAGCATCTGATCGACGCAAAGGTCTACCAGTCAGTTGTCGTCGGCGACTTCCTATCTGAAGAGCCTACTCAGAAATACGACCGAGTGGTGATGAACCCACCATTCGACAAGAAACGCAGCGACATCCACCACGTCCTGCACGCTCTGAAATTCCTGAAGCCGCGCGGACTGCTGGTTGCGGTAATGCCGACTGGCGTCATGTTTCGGGAGGATGCGTTGTCACGCGACTTCCGGGGCATTGTGTCGGCGCGCAGCGGCAGCATAGTGAATTTGCCGGATGCCTCGTTCAAAGCGTCAGGCACCTTGGTCAGCACCTGCATAGCGGTTATTCCAGCCTGATCACACCAGCGCATCAGCCGCCTGCAGAATCACCGAAATCAAGCGTATCAGCTGCAACCTCGATCTCTCGGATAGCGGCAACAACAGACGGCGATACGTTCTTAGGCAGAAGCGTCAGCGACCCAATTGCCTGCTCGCAAAGCTCATCAACATCAACGTGAAGCTCGCGCGCAGCATTAAGAACAGCCTCAAGCGCAATTGAAAGTGCCAATTCCCGGTTTTCACTCATCACTTTTCCTCCCTGTAAACGTTGAGCGTATCTCGAAGCGGCACCTTCGTTACACCTGGGCATCGGGTGCCACCTCAATAGCAACGACAGCCTCAGCGCTCGGTTGAGACTTCGTATGCCATACGCTGGATAGCAGTTGCCGCGATGACGCTTTGCTTGCTCAATCCAGAATTCGCACCGATCAGATCAACTGCGCCCTCACAAAGCGCCTGCACGTGGACCCCTTGTGTTCTTGCCGCGAGCAGTAGCGCTTTGATCGCCATCTGCATCGCCAACTCCCTCTCTTCGCTCATGGCCTTCTCCCTTCCTGTGGAGAGGTAAGCGTAGGCCATTCCCAACCGCATGGAATCGAACCATGAGCCAGCAGCACCAGATTCTGGTCGGAGACTGCATCGAGATGATGCGGACGCTGCCGGAAAAGTCAGTTCACACCTGCGTGACAAGCCCGCCCTATTTCGGCCTGCGCGACTACGGCGTCGAGGGCCAGATCGGTTTAGAAGAATCACCGGCCGAGTTCATCGCTCGCCTGGTCGACGTCTTCCGCGAAGTGCGGCGAGTACTCCGCGACGACGGGACGGCCTGGGTGAACATGGGCGACAGCTACGCCGGTAGTTGGGGCGCGCAAGGTAGGCCTCAAGGCGACGGCCAGATGTCCGGGCGTAGCGTCACATCGGCCCGCCAGATCAATGAACACCCACGGTTCAAATCTGGTACTGGAGTGCGCGGACGCGAACTGGGCATGAAGTCGAAGGACCTGATGGGCATGCCGTGGCGCTTAGCGTTCGCCCTGCAGGACGACGGCTGGTATCTGCGACAGGACATCATATGGAACAAGCCGAACCCGATGCCTGAAAGCGTCCGGGACCGGTGTACGAAGTCGCATGAGTACATCTTCCTGCTGAGCAAATCGAAGAAGTACTACTTCGACCAAGCAGCCATTCTTGAACCATGCTCGCCGAACACTCACGCCAGACTGTCTCAGGACGTTCAGGCGCAGATCGGCAGCGAGCGGGCCAACGGGGGCGCCAAGAGCAACGGGAACATGAAAGCGACGGCCCGGAAGTCGAACGGCGTTGGCTGGGGCCATGGCACTGACGCCGACGAGCGCCAGCGCGGCAGGATCAAGGACAATGAGTCGATGAACTCAGCGCTTGCGATCATGCCGACCGAGCGAAACAAGCGCAGCGTCTGGACTGTGTCCACACACAGCTTCAAGGGCGCCCACTTCGCCACCTTCCCGCCCGACCTGATCAGGCCATGCATCTTGGCCGGTGCCCCGCGCGGCGGACTGGTGCTAGACCCATTTGGCGGTGCCGGTACCACATCGCTGGTATCAATGCAGGAAGGCCGCCGGTCGATCCTGTGTGAGCTAAACCCCGAATACGCAGCAATGGCCAGAGCGCGAATCGACGCAGCCTGGCATGATGGCGCGGCGCAGATGGATGTCTTCCACGACGCAGTCGGGGATCGCTAAAATCATCTCTGCAATATTACTTCCAAGCAATGTCACGTTTATTCCTAACCATTTCGAATGACTGGAATGCCGGACGAACCTTAAATACATCAACTGAACTTTCAAGGTGACCTAGCGCCTGACTTATCTCAGAGCGCGTGACATCGGAGTGGTAGCCAACCTGAACCTCAGCCAATGTAAAACTATCATCAAAGTTTTTAAAGTAGAGCCCACCAACTTTTGTATCTAGATTCGCAAACAATCTGACCTCTTCCTCATACGACCAATGCGAATATTTTGTGAATAGAAGGTTGTCTAGCCACGCTGTGCTTGAGTCCTTATTGCTTGGCAAGATGAAATTATTAATCCTCATATCTCGGTATTGCACATCCCTAAGCAGACTAGCGTCGATATCAAAACCAAGGCAAATACCTTTATTCCTATCACCGTAATGGGCCCACTGCACGGGGCTACGGCTGGAGCGACTAAAACACAAAATGCCGTATTGCTTATCTAGATACTCTCGCTGCACATGCATTAACTGCCTGAGAGCCTTGTCAGAAACATCATGCGCAAAAAGCTCAAATGGATCGTTTAACCCTAAGAAGGTTGATATCTTTATTCGGCGCTCCCTAACACTCTCCAAACCGTACTTCTTGCTTATAAAGTGATAAACCCGCCTTTTATCCGCAACCATTGCAACTCCAAATTTGACAGTCTCATAATGGAATAATCCCATGTCCGCACATCAGAAGAAACACCCCTTCGATTTCAAAACGCAGTACGGCCTTGGCTTCGATCCGCAAGACGATGAGATCGTCGTGGACTTCTTCTGCGGCGGTGGCGGCGCCGGTACCGGGTTGGAGATGGGCCTGGGTCGCAAGGTGAGCGTGGCAAAGAACCACAGCGCCAAAGCGATCAGCATGCACACCATCAACCATCCGGGCGCTAAGCATTTCACCACCGACGTGTTCGATGGTGATCCGGATACGGAGTGCGGCGGCAAGGCGGTCGGCTGGTTCCACATGTCGCCGGACTGCACGCACCACAGCCAGGCCGCCGGAGGCCAGCCGCGCAAGCGCGAGATCCGAAACCTGTCATGGATTGGCCTGAAGTGGGCAGGCAAGAAAAAGCCCCGCGTGATCAGCCTGGAGAACGTAAAGCAGATCCTGCAGTGGGGTCCGCTGATCGCCAAGCGCGACAAGGAAACCGGCCGGGCCATCAAACTGGTGACCGTGCTGAATGTCAAAGGGAAGGAAGTCATCGAGAAGGTGGTCGCCGCGCCTGGCGAGATCGTCCCGGTCGGCCAGCAGTTTCTGGTTCCTGATCCAAAGCGCCGCGGCACTACATGGCGCCGGTTCGTACAGCTGCTGGAAGGTATGGGCTACGTGGTCGAGTGGCGTGTCATCAAAGCCTGCGACTTCGGCGCGCCGACCAGCCGGGAGCGCCTATTCATGATCGCCCGGTGTGACGAACAGCCAATCGTGTGGCCGGAGCCGACCCACGCCAAGAAGCCAGGCAAGGGCCAGCAGAAGTACCGCACCGCCGCCGAGTGCATCGATTTCAGCGACTTGGGCAAAAGCATCTTCGGGCGAAAGGATGAGTTGGCCGACGCCACCAAGCGCCGCATCGCCAAAGGCATGAAGAAGTTCGTCATCGACAACCCAGCCCCCTTTATCGTGCCGATCGCGAATTGGTCGACCGAGACCGTGCAGTCGCTGGATGAGCCGCTGCGCACAGTCACGTCGTACCCGAAAGGCGGGGCGTTCTCTGTCGTCAGCCCGGTGATCGCGCCAGCAACTCACCAGGGCAGCGACCGCATCAACGCTCCGCTCGAACCTCTGCCGACCGTGACCTGCGCCAACCGCGGTGAACTCACCTTGATCAGTCCGGTGATGGTCACGGCGGCCCACGGTGAAGGGAAGCCAGGTGGTGTTCAGCGCTGGGGTGACGGCAGTAAATCCTCCGCCGACCCACTGGGCACTGTTACCGCCAGCGGCGGACATTCGATCGCATCGGCGCACCAGGTCAAGTTCCGGTTTGACGATGAGGGCAAAGCGCTCGACGAGCCGTTGCCGACGATCACCAGCGGCGGCAACTACCAGCGCCCAGCAGGCGCCGCCCACGCCATGGGCATCGCCACCGCGTTCATGGCCCAGATGAATGGTGGGTTCAACACCACCGACGCCAAAAGCCTCAACGACCCGATGACCACGGTGACGAATACCGGCAGTCAGCAGCAGTTGGTGACGGCGAGTCTCCTGCACCTGCGCGGCAACTGTGACGCCCGGGCGGCGGATGAGCCCCTGCACACCGTAAGTGCTGGCGGCACCCATCACGGCCTGATGACTGCCTTCATGGAGCGTCAGTTCGGCGCCAGCGTCGGCCAGGCACTGACCGCCCCATCGCCGACGATCACTGCCGGTGGTGGCGGGAAGAGCTCGCTGGTCAGTTTCGAACTGTCGCCAGAGCATGAAGAAGGCGCGCTGCGGGTTGCTGCGTTCCTCATCAGTTACTACGGCACTAGTAACGCGGGCGATATCAGCAAACCGGCGGCAACGATCACGACCAAGGATCGGCTGGGCCTGGTAACCGTCATGGTCAAGGGCACGCCCTATGTGATTGTCGATATCCGGCTGCGGATGCTGCAACCGGCCGAGCTGTACCGAGCGCAGGGCTTCCCGCCGGACTACGTCATCACGCACGGCGCCGACGGCAAGCCGTTCACGAAGACCGAGCAGGTCCACATGTGCGGCAACAGCGTGAGCCCTCCCCCGATGGCCGCCCTCGCCCGCGCCAACGACCCATGGCGCGCAGCTCACCGCCAGGCCGCTGCCGCCTGACTGACCCCAAAGTAACCTTCAGAGGTTACATATCGAAAAGTAACCTGATTGGGTTACAGGGATATCGCCATGCCTGAATCGCCAAGTGCGCAGCACCAGGTGGTCGCCACCATCATCAGCCCATCGGAGAGCACCACGGTGATCAGCTTTCGCCAACTGCCTTTCGAACCGATCACGCCAAAACAGGCCCGAGAAATCGGCCGTCAAATCATCCAAGCCGCCAACGCCGCCGACCAGGGCGAAGTGGGCACGTATCCGCAGGAGGGGTTATGAGTCAGGAGTTTGTGAGCGTGCCGCGTGAATGGCTAACGCAAGTGTCGCTGATGCAGATGTCGCATGAGGAACTACAGGATCAAGCGGTTGAGTTCCTGTGCGAGCCATGCGACGAGCCCGCACCGCCTTCGGGCGGGGAGCCGGAGGAAAGTTTGGAGTACCGCCTCGCATGTCTGGGCTCGATAGACCGCTGCGACGTTGCGTGTGGGTTCTATGGCGACAAGTTCCAACGATGGGACGATGCTGGGCCGTATGTCGAACATGACGACCACTTGAGGCACATCGAGTTTTACGCAGTTGAAGTCGAGCGACTGAACTTCGCCGTCACCCGCCTGCAGGCCGAGAACGCCGCACTCCAGCAGCGCCTGACCATCGCCGATCACCGGGTCGACGATCTGCAATACGAACTGACCGAGGTGCAGGAGTTGCTGGAACCACTCGCAGCGTATGCGGCTGACAGCGCTAATGCAGTGATGCGTGCACGGGCTGCCCACCAATCCGCGCCAGCCCCGAAGGGTGAACAGTAATGGAATGGCCCGAGATAATTCGCAGACAAAAACGGCTTGTATTCGCAGCCTTTAAGCGAGGAACAGAGCAAGGGCTTTATGAGCTTGCATGTTTGAAGGCAATGCAAAAAGCAGCGGGGCTGAAGTCATGACCAACAAAACCGAACAGGTGAGCGTGCCGCGCGAGTTGCTGGAGCGCGTCCTGTCGTACGCGTGGTTCCCCTCAGGCGAGGTTAGCGTGTTTGATATGCGGCGGATTGATCGCGAGCAGTCAAGCGCAATTCTCGCCGCCCCGCCCGAGGATGTCCGCGCAGTGGTGAATGGTCCCCTCACTGATGAGGGCACCATGGTGCAAGTGCTTGAGCCACAAAAGCAAAAGCTGCTCCCACCTCACACGCTGCTGCCGCACCCGCCACGTCACGAAGGCTTCCTTCAGCCAGGGCGCGAAGTCCCCGGCTACACGCTGGAGCAGATGAAAAAATACGGCGCTGTGTGCGCTGCTGAAGCCTTACGCCAGAACAAGTAACCCCGCCGCCCGTTCGGCCCCACCCTATCCCTATTGCCTGCTGCGCTGACTATCTGGCCGAACCCTGCAGCATTAAAGCTGGAGCGTCTACGTGCCCGAGATGCAGATGCAGAGCGGCGAACGACGCCTGCTGAACGATGACTGCAGACTTCCAGGCAGGACTTCCCATGGAAGAGAGCACCACCATCTTCATCATATTGATGGTCGACTCATCCAAGGCAAGTAGGAGCGAATGGGCTGTGAAACGGAAATCGTCTGCGGTCTGCATGCGGAAAACCTACTTACTAAAAGCAATCGGTTATCGATTCCATCTATCTGTGATTCGTGGTTGATCAGCTAATTCAATTCAACCGGATCGACGGCTCATATATCTCATTCCAACTGCCTGCTGCGTATGCGGCGAGGACGAAGTCATGCCTAAGGAAAAATCAAAACTTGGCCCGGACCATTACCGCTACGTCGACGAACTGGACCCAAGCGGCCTCGTAGTCACCTGCAAAAAGTACGTGGTGATCGGAGAGACCAATCAGTGCTGGTACATCGTCGATGAATTCCACAACAACCTATTCGGCGGCTCGCAGCGTGAATCTCTGCTGAAGCAGTACCGCAAGCGCGTCTTGAAGGATGGCGGCGAGCACGGCCGGAGGTTTGCGTACACCGACAAGGCCCTTGCGCTTCGATCCTACAAGCAGCGCAAGTCCTGGCAGATCCGCCATGCACAGTTATCGCTTGAGCGCGCCAAGGCCGCCATCGCGTATTTCGGAGATACCAGGGCAGAAAGCACCGTACCTGATGACAGCTTGGTGATCCCTTGTGAGTACATCCAAGAAATGAACTGGAGCGAATGCTGATGACCAGCCGAGACCAATTCGAACAGGCCTACGCCGACGACCACTACTGCACGCTGGATTGGTGCCAGAGCCAGCGTCTGAGCAATGGCAGCTATCTGGATCGGTACATGGCCAGAGCCTGGAGGTGGTGGGAGTTCGGGAGGAATGCGGCATGACTCACTTCATCCGCAAGCGTGACGGCGCCCGGTACACCTGCGATCTAGTGCCGAGAGCGTGGCCAGGTTTCTCCCGACGCGGGCCCAGCTATCTGCTTAAGCCAGTGTGGGAAGGCCGCACCCACTACAAGACTGTTGCAGCCTTCGAGCGCGAATTCGCTTGCGCTGAATAACCCCTTCCCCATCTATCCACATGCCTGCCGGTGTACGGCGGGCGGGAGAACTTATGGCTTTCATAATCCCAGCGACAGTTAAATGTCCGAAATGCTCTTACACCGGCTACGCATCAATGCATACCGGCTCGGCAATTTACTGCCCTCAGTGTTTTGACGAATTCATCAAGCAACACGTCCCTAGGCTTGAGCCTGATCATTCCGGCAAGAAATTCGATCCAAACGCCCAGTTTAACCCCGCATAGACCCCGGACGGAGGTAGCCAATGGCAAACGCAACAGCGGCGCAGCCGTCCACCATCGCACCCAGGTTCATTCGAGCGCGCGATGTGTACGGCTATTTGGGGATGTGCCGGACCGAGTTCGATAAGACGGTAAGGCCGCACGTCCGTGAATTTCCCATCGGAAAACAAGGGATCGCGTTCGACCGGCATGAGATTGACGAGTGGGCCGACGCCTACATTCAGGCCATGGCGATTGAAAAGGCATCCAATCAAGACAACAATCAACCCCGCAGCGAGCGTCAGACCGGGGCCAAAGGAGCAGCTACATGGCCCAAAAAGCAATCACCGGGCTCCAGAAAATGCCGAGCGGCATCTGGAAGATTGACAAAAAATACAGAGGAGAACGAATTCAGGAAAGTACTGGAACTAGTGACCGGGCGGAAGCCGAGCAGTACCTGATTCACATGCTGGAGAAGTTGCGCCAGCGCAAGGTGTACGGCGTGCGCCAGGTCCGGACGTGGCGGGAGGCGTCGATTCGCTTCCTGCTCGAGGTGAAGAATCAGGCATCAATCCACATTTCAGCTACTTACATGGAACAGCTCGACCCGTTTATCGGACACCTGCCGATCACCCATATAGATGACGACTCACTGGCTCCCTACATCCAGTCCAAGCTTCAGCCGGAAAAGGGAAAGCCTGTGACAAACCGAACCGTGAATATCGCGCTGCAACGCGTCATCAGGGTTCTGAATCTTTGCGCGAGGAAGTGGCGTGACGAGGAGCGGCGCCCATGGCTGGACGTGGTGCCGATGATTTCACTGTTGGATGAAAAGACGAACTCACGAAAGCCCTACCCTTTGTCCTGGGATGAGCAATCGATTCTGTTCGCAGAGTTACCGGCTCACCTGCAGACGATGGCCATGTTCAAGGTGAACACTGGTTGTCGCGAGCAAGAAGTCTGCAAATTGCAGTGGGATTGGGAGATTCCGGTGCCGGAGCTGAAGACCAGCGTCTTTCTGATCCCTGCCGGATTTGGAGGCCGAAGCGCGAAGGCCGGCGTGAAAAACCGGGATGAGCGCTTGGTGGTTTTGAACGACGTCGCAAAATCGGTCATCGAGCAGCAGCGAGGCAAGCATCCGCTGTACGTGTTTCCATTTGGCAAGCCAGATAGTGAAGGGAATGAAACGACAGTTCACCGCATGAATGACTCGGCCTGGAAGAAGGCGCGAGTCAGGGCGGCGACGAAGTGGGGAGAGAAGTTCCTGCGCAAGGCCCACGATGGGTACTTGCGCATCCGCGTTCACGACTTGAAGCACACCTTTGGCAGAAGGCTACGTGCAGCAGGCGTGAGCGAGGAAGATCGGAAAGCTTTGCTGGGCCACAAGAACGGAAGCATCACCAGCCATTATTCAGCAGCTGAACTGGATCAGTTGATTGAAGCGGCAAATAAGGTATCAGTAACCGACTCGCGCGCACCAGCGCTGACGATTCTGAAGAGGAGGAATGCATGATGAGAAAACGCAGGGTCACTCGAAAAGTCACTGACCCAGAAACAACAAAGCCACCCAAAGGCGGCTAAGTCATTGAAAAATATGGTCGGGACGGAGTGATTCGAACACTCGACCCCTAGCACCCCATGCTAGTGCGCTACCGGACTGCGCTACGCCCCGACTAGGCGTGAATCTGTTGTCGCTCTTGTGAGGACGTCGAGGAATATACCCTAAGCGTTTGAATGATGGAAGTATTTTGATTTGACTGCGCTATTTGCGCAGCACGACCAAAACGTCTTCCAGCTCAGCAATCATCTGCTTGATCAACTGCTTGTATTGCAGGGAATCGTCCTTGACCTCATCGCTGGACATGCGCAAGCGCGCGCCACCGATGGTGAAGCCTTGATCGTAAAGAAGCGCGCGGATCTG